CAGTTATGGCTAAATATGCTTTAGGCAAACGAGCTTATGGAATCTCAGACCGATCTGGATTCCGCTATCGCCTGAATACCATGAAGAAGGAGTGGACGGGAATGCTGGTGGGGCCGGACGAGTATGAGCCCAAACAGCCGCAGTTAGGCCCGTTTCGCAAGGTAACTGACCCACAGGCGCTGAAAAACCCCCGGCCCGATCGAGTAGAGCCCGTAGTGGTTTATGTAGACACCCCTTTATTATCTGAGAAGACCTTCACTCCGATAAGGGCGTTTGCTGTTGTTGGACAGGTCACGGTGACTACGACATGAGCTTTACCTACGCCACATTGAAGACGGCTATCCAGAATTACACGGAAAACGATGAAACCACGTTTACCAATAATTTGGACATTTTTATAAAGAACGCGGAAGAGCGAATTCTCAAGAACGCTGAATTGAGCCTGTTCCGTAAGAACGTATCGGGGTCAATGACTTCTTCTAATCAGTATCTGGGCTGTCCCACTGATTTTTTGGCACCGTTTTCTCTTTCTTATACGTCTAGCAGCGTCAAGAATTTCTTGGATTTCAAGGACGTTAACTTTGTTCAGACATTTAATCCTAACAGCAGTACCACGGGTAGCCCTCGGTACTATGCGCAATTTGACGTAGACAGTTTTATTCTTGCACCAACTCCGGACAGCTCTTACACCTCGGAGCTTCATTATTTTTATAGACCCGCCAGTTTGACTGCGGGGGCTAGTGATGGGACTACGTGGTTAAGCACCAACGCTATACAAGCGATGCTCTACGGCAGTCTTATCGAAGCCTACACCTTTATGAAGGGCGAGCCGGATCTGATGCAGGAATACGAAAAACGATTTAGCGAAGCGATGGTGGCTGTCAAGATGCTCGGTGAATCAAAGGAAGTCACCGATCAGTACAGAACCGGAATGGTAGTGAGGCCAAAGCAATAATATGTTTTCAGTTGAGGTTAAGGCAGAGGTTAACGGTGTAGGGGTGGAAACCACTCAACACCGTGGATTTACTCCGGAGGAGATCGCGGAGCGCGCAGTTCGTAAAATAGTCGCCGTTTCAGAGGGGGCTGATCCTATAGTCAAGGCCCAGGCCGAGGCATTTAAGAGCCGGGTTTACCATGTTATCTTAGCTTCTTGTAAAGATGCGATAAATAGCGATCGAACTACGTTATATAATCTTTTTAATAAACAGGGCCATGCGGACATGGCCGAAATTTTACGGAGGCTGTAATGGCTATAACTCAGGCAATGTGTACCTCCTTCAAGAGTGAGCTGTTGCAGGGAATTCATAATTTCCACAATGGCTCAGGCGGCGGTACGACCACCACAACCGGCACCGGTAACACCTTCAAAATCGCACTCTATACATCAAGTGTTACTTTGGCCGCATCGACAACCGCTTATGCCACCACCAACGAGGTTTCTGGCACGAACTACAGTGCTGGAGGCAATACGCTGACGAACGTCGATCCTTCCGCATCTGGAACGACAGCTCTGACAGACTTCGCTGATACGACATGGAGTTCAGCGACAATCACGGCGAACGGTGCCTTGATTTACAACTCCAGCACTACAGCAGGTACCGCGAATCGTGCAGTGGTGGTTCTGGCTTTTGGCGGCGATAAGACTTCAACAGCAGGCGATTTCACGATCACATTTCCCGCAGCCGATGCGAGCAATGCGATTATCAGAATCGCGTAGTGAGTAGATGATGTGGCTGATGCAAAAGTTGCATGGCAAGGCTGGAACTCTAGCAACATTGCGTGGGGTGAGAGCACCTGGGGTGACGCAGAAGAGGCGTTGCCCGGATCAACAGCGTCTGTTGGTTCCGTCACTGTCGCTGCTGCCGCTGTCGTATCGGTCACAGGTAACTCAGCTACAGCCTCAACCTCATCAGTCACCGCGGCTGCAACAGCCACGATCAGTGCCACTGGTAACTCAGCGACGGCAAGTGTCGGATCGGTTTCTGTTGAAGCAAAAGCTGTCGTATCGGCTTCAGGTAACGCTGCCACCTCCGCAGTTGGGACGGCGGTTGCAACGGGTAATGCGTGTATTTGCCCTGTCACCGGCAATTCAGCCACAGCATCGACGGCTAGCGTCACTGCTACGGGTGCAGCGGGAGTCACTGCAAGCGGCAATGCGGCGACTGCCAGTGTCGGTAGTGTTGGTATTGAAACGGATCAGGTTATTTCAGTCACTTCAGATGCGGCTACGGCATCTACTAATGATGTTACCGTTGAAGGCAAGGCAACAGTTGAAGTCACTGGCAACCAAGCTGAAGCAGCTACAACAAGTGTTTTGGTATGGGGTCTTGTGGACACAAGCCAAACACCAAACTGGGCTTCAGTTTCAAACTCACAAACACCTAGTTGGAGTTCGGTAGATTCTGACCAGACTCCTGATTGGGAAGATATAGCTGCGTAGGAAAAAATTATGGCTAGTACATATGTAAACGATTTAAGGCTCGAAGAAATTGGTACTGGTGAACAGTCAGGGACATGGGGCGCTACTACCAATACTAACCTCGAGTTGATAGCCGAAGCATGGGGCAGTGGTTCAGAGGCAATTACCGGAACAAGTCATACCATCACGATGGCTGATGGTGCTTCTGATGCAGCAAGAGCTTATTCGGTGACTCTGACGGGTTCTACCACCGCAACTAACACAGTCACCCTAGCACCGAATACGGTTAATAAGACTTGGGTGATTCAGAACAGTGCGGGTTATCAGGTCACTATCTCGCAGGGCACAGGCGCTAACGTCGTTATCCCTAACGGCGGAATCAAGATGGTCGTTTGTGACGGCGCAGGTTCAGGAGCGGCAGTTACGGATGTACTCGACCTCACAGGCGGTACGGGTAATGTCGGTTTGGGTAGCGGCAACTTAGGTACGGGGCTTACCACTGGAACGGATAATGTTGCTATTGGTGAGGCCGCGCTTGATGCAGTGACCTCTGGAACCGACAACACTGCCGTAGGTGACAACGCCGGGGGCGCTCTAACAACGGGTGGATCGAACGTAGCGATTGGCTCTGGCGCTCTTCTGGTTGCGACAACTGCTAGTAATAACGTGGCAGTTGGTACGGCGGCACTTACAGCTAATACTTCTGGTACGGATAACGTAGCGGTGGGTGACGCAGCCGGGGATGCTGTAACGACTGGCTCAGACAACACGCTGATTGGTGACAACGCCGGGGGCGCTCTAACAACGGGTGGATCGAATATAGCCATTGGTTCTAGTGCTCTACTGGTTGCGACCACGGCAAGTAATAACGTCGCCGTTGGTAAGGATGCTTTAATCGCAAACACCACTGGCACAGAGAATGTCGCGGTAGGTACTAATGCTTTAGATGCCGCAACAACCGCTAATTACAACACGGCTGTTGGATTCAACGCTCTAACCGCTAACACTACTACAAATGAGAATACTGCGGTCGGCGCATACGCAGGGGGAGCTATTACTACAGGCGCTAGGAACACAATCGTAGGAGCGGCAGCTTTAGATGCGTGTACCACGGGGAATGACAACACGGCGGTTGGAAGGGAATCCCTTACAGCATCTACTACAGCTTCTAACAACACTGCTGTTGGCTATGCGTCTTTAACTGCAAACACTTCAGGCACAGGCAACACTGCGGTTGGTACTAGCGCAGGAGCAGCAGTAACCACAGGCAGTAATAATACAATCGTAGGTAAATTGGCCGGGGATGCAATCACAACTGGCGATGCTAATGTTGCGATTGGAGAAGATGCTCTTTCAACGGCAACAACAGCTTCTAACAACACAGCTATAGGTCAAGGTTCATTAGAAGTATCTACAGGTGGTAACAACACCGCAGTCGGCTACGCTTCTTTAGCATCAAATAGCACAGGTGATACCAACACGGCTGTCGGATACCAAGTTCTAGACGCTAACACCACAGGCACAAATAACGTCGCTATGGGGGATAGCGCGCTTGGGGCGAATACGACTGCTGCCAATAACACTGCGTTTGGTAGTCAGGCATTAGGGGCGAATAGCACTGGCGCTTCAAACACTGCTGTGGGGGCTTATGCTTTAGATGCCAACACGACAGCAAATGACAACACGGCGGTGGGATACGCGGCGCTTTCAGCGAACACAACAGCAGCAGATAACGTTGCTATTGGTTCAAATGCTATGGCAGCAACTACCACTGGAGCTAACAACGTAGCCGTTGGCAAGAACGCTTTAGCAAGTAACACCACAGGAGACAGGAACGTAGCTATCGGAAGATATGCTATGGATGTATCTACCACGGCTCAATACAACATCGGCATCGGTAATGACGCACTTGGTTCTCTAACAACAGGGAATTACAACGTCGGAGTAGGAACTAATGTATTTGCGGCCATCACTACAGGAGCGCAGAATGTTGCTATCGGTGGTAATGCTTTAGACGCATGTACAACCACTTCTGAGAATACGGCTATTGGGCACGATTCACTTTCAGCAAATACTGCCGCAGCAAATA